CTTGTAAAGAAGAAAATTCATAAATGTAAATTTAGAAAAAATACTAAAATGGAAGGAATGTATTATTTGCCACATATCAATGAAAAACCAGTATTGAATGATATTGATTTGTCTCAAAATATTATGATTACTGGACCAAATGCTGCTGGTAAAACAACTATATTGAAATCTTTATTGATTAATTTATTAATGAGTCAACAATTTGGTTATGGATGTTATAAAAAAGCACAGGTAAAAGTATACGATATTTTTCATTCTTATTTAAATATTCCAGATACTTCTGGTAGGGATAGTTTATTCCAAGCAGAAGCTCGTAGATGTAAAGAAATTTTAGATATTGTGCATGATAATAGTAGAAAACAAACGCATTTTTGTGTATTTGACGAATTGTATTCAGGTACTAATCCTGATGAGGCTGTATTAAGCGCACATGCATTCATGAAATATTTAATTAAGTTTAAAAATGTAAATTGTATTTTAACAACACACTTCATAGAATTATGTAAAAAATTGGATACGAACGATTCAATTGAAAATTATCATATGAGTACAAATAAAAGCGGAAATGATTTTAATTATTCATATTTATTAAAAAAAGGAATATCAAATATAAAAGGTGGTGTTAAAGTTTTGTTTGATATGAATTATCCAAAAGAAATAATTGATAACACTATTAACTTGAATTAACTTGAATTATGAAATTTATTATAATATATTTTATTCGTTTTTCCAAAAATAAAAATATATATTCTTTAATTAATAATGGCTTTAACTGACATATTGACAATTCCTTTTTTAATGTGTTTAGGCATAACTTTAGTGCTTATAGGAGTGTTAGGATATTTATTTATGCAAAGAGTCCAAGAACAAAATCACAAAATTACCTCTATGTTTGAACTAGTTAATACTATGGTAGAAGAAATGAATTTTTTAAAAGGTAGACTACAAGTAATGTCATATAACACGGCACCACATAGTTTTTCACAAAATATTCACCAATCTGGTTCAGGTGCTGGAGCAGTTGAAATGAATTTATCACATAAATTAATACAAGTATCAGACAACGAAGATGACACCGATGACGACGAAAATGATGCAGACGACGATAGTAATAGTGATGAAGATAGCGATGATAGCGATGAAGACAGCGATAGTGATACTGATGACAACGATAAAACAAAAATAGAACTATTTTCATCTGACTCACAAAATGTAAAAATTATAAATTTTCATGAAATAGCAGAAGAATCTAAAAAAAACGATAATGAATCTGAATTTAGTGAATTAGATAATGCCGATGATAATGATAGTGATGATACTGATAATTCAGATAGTGAAAATGACAATGAGGAATCGGAAGAAAATGGTGAACCTGTAAAAATAATAGACATGAGTGAAACTATTAATCTAGACAATAATGACATATTTGAATTGTCAAAAAAAATGGAAATACACTCAAATGAAACAGACTTTTTAAAAAATATAACTAAAACAATTGATTTATCCGATATATCCGATAATTTAGAAGATTCAAATAATGTAAATGTAATAGATTATAAGAAAATGTCGTTGAATAAATTAAAAGAAATTGCGATATCAAAAGGGTTGATTGCTGAAAACTCAAAAGCTACTAAAAATGCTATTTTAAAATTATTGAATCACGAATAATTTCTTCAATATAAAATAATATAATAATATAGTATATTATGTCTTGGGCAACATGTTATAGCGGTTCTAATAATATTCATTTTAATTTTCCTCCTATAATGGCAGATGGTAGAATTTATTCTTCATGGCAACCAGAAGCAATCGTTAATGAAAATATACAACAAAAAGAAAACATAACTTCAAGTTGGCATTATAGACAATTTCTAACAAATAACGCTTCTCAAATAATGAAAGCAAATAGTTTTCAAGCATGCGAAGCATTAGGTTTACCTGTTCATTTTTCATCAAAAGCGACACCTTCAGAGAATGTTCCATTCACATTTAAAAGCACATTTGATACAAATAGACCAGGATTTGGTTATAATGAAAGTAATTTAAAATCACCCTATTTATCTAGGGAACAATTACAGGCGAGGACGATATCTCCTGCAATCACACCACCGAAAAATATGAATAAATCTTAAACTAATAAAAATAACAAAAATAATAATACATTATAAGAATATGTATCATTATTTATTAGGAATAACTTTTTTAAAATCATGGACTCCATACTATCGTAAATATATATTAGATGTTTTAGAGAGTCATGAATTATTATTTTTAAACACATTATGTATATCAATACTCGTATTAATTTATTTTTTATATAAATGTTTATGTCATAATTCATTCAACAAAACTATAGAAAATTATAAAAATTTAACTAGTGGACATTATTTTTGCATACTTGTAATAGCACTATTTACAGTTAGTTCAAGTTTATTTCTTTACGACTTAGACAAATATCATAATACTCCTTTTTTAAATTCTCTCTTTATCAAAATTGCATCTGTATTTGTTTTATTTTTAGTTGGAATTTTTATATTTGAGGAAAAATACTCTATTAAACAAATAATTGGAATTATTTTAACAATGATTGGCATTTATCTAGTAACGTCAAAAGATAAAAAAGGAAAATAAAAACAAATATTGCATTTATTGCATTTTTATTAAATTATTTTTTATTATTGAAATCAAAATTATCTTTCATATAATAATATAGATAATATAAATTTAAACAAAAATATTAACGTTGCAATATATAATATAAAGTGAAAATGAAAATTGTAAGTATAGATGTTGGAATTAAAAATTTAGCCATTTGTTTATTTGATAAACCTGAAAATAGCACAGATTTTCAAATTTTGAAATGGGATGTTATAAATATTGGTGAAAAATCTGAGGAAGTTAAATGCGGTGAAATAGATAAATCAGTTGTATGTAATAAACCAGCAAAATTCTCAAAAAATGGTAAATGTTATTGTTTAAAACATAGTAAAAAACAGCCTTATCAAGTTCCATCAAGCGACTTAAAGCCAACATTCATTAATAAACAAAAAATAAAAAAGTTATATGAATTAGCGGAAAAATACAATATTAATTATGAAGAACCTATTAAAAAAACAAATTTGATTAACCTAATAAATAATTATATTTTTGAAAAATGTTTTGAAGCAATCGGAACTACAAATACAAATGCTTCCAAGATTGATTTAATATCAATAGGCAGAAATATTAAAACAAAATTAGACATGCTTTTTAAAAATGATATAGATACCATCACTCACGTTATAATTGAAAATCAAATTAGTCCTATTGCAAATAGAATGAAAACAATTCAAGGCATGATAGCCCAATTTTTTATTATGCAAAACAATTATATTAATGTAGAGTTTATTTCAGCTTCAAATAAATTGAAAGATTGCAATTCGGATATTAAAAATAGCTATGGTGAGAGAAAAAAACTAGGGGTTCAAAAATGTTTAGAAACATTATCTAATAATCAAAATTACATTTCTTGGGAAAAAATGTTTAAAGAACATAAAAAGAAAGATGATTTGGCTGATTCTTTTTTACAAGGAATATGGTTCATAAATAATAAATTGTTGTGATTTTATGTTTTTGCGATTTTATGTTTTTGCGATTTTGTTAAAATATATTTAATATTCGTAATACTTAAAATTATATGTTCTTATTAAATCATAATGGACAGTGAAATTATAGATATTTCAACAATCAATTTAGGCGAAAATAAAAATAGGTCTACTAATTTTGGGTCGGGAATAGAGTTATTGATGAATGATAATAAAAAATCTTCTAATTCACGTTTAACAAGCGATATTAATGTTGATGACTTAAATAGTTTAGAGAATGAGTTGAATGATTTAGTGGATGATGCAAATCCAAATATAAATTTATTTGAAGGAAAATCAGACTTATTTAATAAATCAATTTCATTAAACTTTGATGATAATGCCAACGATAAACCATCAGGTGTAAGATTTAGTGATACTTTAAATGAACCAAGTATTGGAAAGGCAACGGCAGATGGTTCAACCGATAAAACCTGGGATGGATTTGCTAAATTCAATAATGTTCCTATAAACCCGGATAAACCAGTTTCCAGCCAACCACAGATGAGTAAAGAAGAGTTATTAAGAGAGAAATTCAAATATTTGAGAAAATTGGAGGCATTAGAACAAAAAGGTGTAAATTTAACAAAAAAATATAGCATGGAATCGCCTCTTGCAGAAATGCAAGGTGAATATGAAATGATTATGGAGGAGAAAAATAAACAAAATTCTGTAAAATTCCAGGGAAATATGTTGATGGCGTGTATAAATGGAATTGAATTTTTAAATAACCGTTTTGATCCGTTTGATGTTAAATTGGATGGATGGAGTGAACAAGTTAATGAAAATATGACAGATTATGATGAAGTCTTTGGTGAATTATACGAAAAATATAAAAGTAAAGCATCTATGGCTCCCGAGCTCAAATTATTGTTTCAATTAGGTGGAAGTGCTATGATGGTTCATATGACAAATACGATGTTTAAATCAGCTATGCCTGGTATGGATGATATTTTGCGTCAAAATCCCGATTTAATGCGGCAATTTCAAACAGCGGCAGTTAACTCTATGAGTCAAACAAATCCTGGTTTTGGAGGATTCATGAATAATATAATGAACCCGGAACCACAAGTTTCTATGGGTGGAGGACCACCACCACCTATGGCGAC